ATAGAAACTTTTAAAAATCTTATTACTGCTAAATGCCCGTATTTACGCTATTCGTGTTGTAATAAGAAGTGGTAAAAAGGATAGAAATATATGTAACTCATATTTTATTCCTATACCACTTCTACACACGATATTCCTACACTTTATACACCCTATTTTATTTTTTCTATTTCTTCTCGCAACCATTTAGATTCTCTTTCGGTATATATTTTTTCGGTTATATCCGATATTTTATGTCCGACCATATATTTAATGGCATATTCATCAACTTTATATTTTTTTGCCATAGTCACGAAATGTTTTCTGCCATCATGTGGACGATGTTCGGGATTGAGTCCCAACTCTTCTTTTATCTTTGTAAATTCTTTGTGGTAATAGTTGTAAGTAAGATTTGTGTTTTTTCCTTTACGTGGATATGTAAACAAATATGGAGTTCCATTCACGACCGCTTTATCATATCTTCTTTTTACAAGATTCTGTATTTTGGAATGTATTGGAACGATTCTATCCATTCCGGCATCGGTTTTCATACCACCGGTGAAAGTCCAATTATCAATGTTTATATTTTTTGTTTCGAGTAAACAGAGTTCCTGCGGACGCCACCCCGAATAACATTGTATGAGAATAAGGTCGATATAATTATCATCTGTTAAACTATCCCATAGCAAATCCATTTCATAATTTGTGAATGCTATATGTTCATTTTTTACGGTGGTTATTTCTTTTATGGTTTCGTCTGACAAATTAAAAGTCCTTGCATAATTACGATCCACAAGTTCGTATTCAACAGCGTAATCAAGCATCTGGTTAAATAATGTCTTAATTTTATTCTTCATATTCGCGTTGGGCTGCTGTTCTTTACCTCGTACCGTTGCGACACCTTCTTCAACACAACCTTTTATATGTCTTGCTCGTAGCTCTGTGACTTTCATAGAATATACGGCACTGCAATATTTCCAAGCAGATTCAACGGAATACACGCTGTTTGCGGTTTTTAACGTTTTGAAATGCTCTTTTGACCAACGTTTGTACAAGTCTTTCACTGTCATAACAGAATCTAAATCATATGGGTTTTTATTATATTCAACTAAAGCTGAATAAGCATCATTATAAGTTTCAAAATATGATTCAGGTTTTAAAGGTTTGCAAATTGGTCGACCGACCGAGTTTTTACCAATGGTAATCATGGCTCTGAATGGCTTTCTTAAATTTCGGTTCTTAATTTCGCTAATTTGACCGAATCCATTCGGTAATCGTCTTCGTTTATTATTTTTATTACGAGGCTTTCTCGGTTTAGCCGTAGGTTTCATAGGATAGCCACAATGAGGGCAAGCCATTGCTTTATCACTAACCTGAAGTTCACATTCCGGGCATTGTATCAACATTTATATTCGCTCCTTCTTGATTTATTATTAATAATTATATATAATAATGTAGGAATTGTCAACTCCTACACTCAAAAAATCGAGGTTTTTATATATGGTTAGTAATAATCAATCAAGCTGTCCCAAATGTGGTGGACAGTTAAAGTATTATGATAGTGTTAAACGGATTGTACGGACGAAAAGGCGTGCAACGAAAAAGGTAATAATCAGACGATTGAAATGTACCGTGTGTGGATGTTTACATAGAGAGTTGCCAAGTTTTTTACTTCCTTACAAACAATATGAAACCGAAGTTATATTGGGCGTTATCGAGGGACTTATTTCACCGGAAACGCTTGGCTTTGAAGATTATCCTTGCGAAATGACCATGTTCAGATGGCGAGCGAAAGCCGATTTGATTTTAGCACATTCAATTTCCACCTAAGTTGTTTTTACAAAACAGTGGTTCTTAACTTAGAATAGAAGTTGAAAGGAGGTAAACGCAGATGGAAGAAGTTACATTTGCAGACGGTTCTGTACCCGTTATGGTAGCTGCCAGAGTTTTTGGGAAAGACGCCTCTTGGGTTAGAGCCGGAATCATAGCAGGCTGGTTGCCTATAGGTAAAGCCACGCGAAATGGTCAATTGGTGACTAATATTGAGGATATGAACTCGAAATATGGAAGGATTAACTTTTATATTTCCCCAAAACTTTTGTGGGAGGAAACCGGGTTTGTATGGAAAGGAGAAAAACGATGAGTACAATGATAAGACCGGAATTATCTACTCGAAGTCGCTATTGGATTGAAAAACATAGGTATTATGAGTTGAAACATTTCTGTTTGCAATATCCGATATGGAAAAAAGAACGTTCTGCATTGGATGGATTTAGCAAAATGCCTATAAATTCCGTTCCAATTTCAAAAACCAACCTCATCAGCAGTCCTACTGAAAAATGTGCGGAAGCTCGATTATTTTATTCTGTCAGAATAGATATGGTTGAAAAAATTGCAAAGGAAACCGATGATAGTTTGGGAAATTATATTTTAAAAGCGGTTACCGAGGGTGTATCATACGATTGTTTACGAACAAGATTGGATATGCCATGCTGCAAAGATGCTTATTATAACTTATACAGACGTTTCTTTTGGCTTTTAAGCATGGAAAGACGATGAGGTGATTTCAATGAAAGTTGTGGATAAGGCAATTCGTAAAGTGTATCGATTCAGTTGTCCTAATTGCGGCAGTAAACTTGAAGCCGAGTGTCAGGAGCTTGTGGATATTGGCGGAAAGGTCAGCAAATTCTTTTGCCCGGTATGCAGAAAAGACAGATACATTGGCTGGGGTGACCTACGCAAGAAAACGGTATATGAAGCGGATAATGTTACGCGATAAAAGCATTTCCTATTATGAAAGGAAGTGTTGAACATGAGAAACAAAATCAAAACATTCTTAAAGGACAAGAAAAAAGAAATTATTATGATCGGAGCGGTATTGACTACAGCTTGTATTGGCGGATATATAGGAGCTAATACGGGAAATCGTTATGCGCAATTTCATATAAATTTAATTGGTCCTGATGAGGATAAATTAAAAGAGATTGTTTAACATTGGCGAAAGATTGAGTCCCAACAAGGGCTCTTTCTTTTTTTTTATTTTCAGTACGCAGGTGACAATAAAATGTGTTATTCTTATATGCGTATAAATGCGTTGGAAAGGAGGTTAAAAAAGATGTTGTACATATTTATATTTATCATTGGTATTGTTTGCGGGGCTTTCATCAGTAACTTATTGTTAAAAAAACATAGTATAGGCACTTTGAGAATCGATAATTCTGACCCGGATGGTCCATATTTGTTTTTGGAACTATCAACAAATATTTCATCGTTCAATAAAAAGAAGCAAGTAACACTTAATGTGTTGGATGAGAGCTATCTTCCGCAAAAATAACATCTTCTTTTATGGAACTAAAAGTTTAATATTTGAAAGGAGATTTATTAAATGAAAAAGGAACAACTAAAAGATTTATTGAGTGAGGAAATCAAAACTCAGATTCAGGATTTATCTAAACTGGATCCCGGAAGTGCAGAAAAATCAAAAGCAGTTGACGATTTAGCCACGCTTTACAAATTGAAAATCGATGAAACCAAAATGGAATTGGACTTTGATGAGAAGCAGGCAAGACGTAAAATGGACAAGGAAAACCGTCTGAAAGACGATGCTATAAAAGAGCAGCAACTTAAAGATGAAAACTCAGTCCGTGAACATGACGAGCTAATCAGAAAAGAACAGTTGGCGGAACAGGTTAAAGACCGATATATAAGATTAGGTATTGCGGCGGCAGAGATTATATTGCCATTGATATTCTACTCGAAGTGGATGAAGAAAGGGTTTAAATTCGAGGAGACGGGTACGTTTACCTCAACAACATTCAGAGGTTTATTCAATCGTTTTAAACCGACTAAGAAATAATTTACAATGTAGTTCCAAACGAGGAGACGCGTTATATACACGCCCTCTTCGTTTTTTCAGGAGGAAAGAATGCGGTATCATTACGAAAAACCACCTATTTACTTATCAATGTATGGAAAACTATATATTTGCAATCATCCTGTATATGATAGCTGCACCCTATTTGAGATAAATGAGTTGGGATTAGCTGTTATACAGCAACGGTATGATACCGAAACCAAAAGCACTTGGTGGAGTGAGGTTGACCCTTGGCTGACTGATGAATTGTATTTGCACCCGGAGTTTAAAGAGTATTTTGATAAACGAGCGGGAAAATGTACGAACGAACTGTACCCCACCGTTACAATAAGGCAAATTATGTGGGCGTTAAAAATGAAACCTCTTCCAAAACAACGCTGGGAAACGACGTTTGATCGAAGAAATATTTGAAACGCGCGAAATTTACAATGTGTATTATGAGAATCTAACCATTAAAAGGAGAAAATTATTATGAAAAAAACTATCAAAGTAACAGTAGCAGGAAAAGAATATTTTAAGGTTATGGGAATCATTAAAGCTTATGCAAATAATTGTATTCAAACGGCTTTAAACAGCGACCGTAGCGAAATTGAATTTTCGTGTAGCATTTGGAAACTTAGACGTTGCAGACATGATTTAAACTTGGCGATGGCTTTGGGTATCGAAATGATGATTGAGTCTTAACAAAGACTCTTTCGTTTTTTCTTCGCAAAATTTACAAGGTGTATTATGAGAAACGGTTAGCTTAGTGGTAAAGCGACAGATTTGTAATCTGTGGACGCATGTTCGAATCATACACTGTTTCTTTTACTTTTTATACCGATGAAAGGAGAAATGAAAATGCCGATATCCGGTTTAAATCTGCTGTTTGCAGATTATGCAATGGATATACAGTTGCCAAAAGATATTCCTAAATATAGAGATGACTTCAAAAATGCCTGTTATTCCAAATGGGCAGTTAACGAATTACTACTGTATATTATGCGAAAAAAAGAGCAGTCTCCGATTGAATCAACCAAAGAGTTTATAAAAATGGTTGATTTGTTTTCAGGGAAAACCAGAAAAGATAAGGTAATCTGGGGTATTGCTAAATATGTTGCAACGGACATATTGGATATATTTTATGCGATGAGCGAATGAAAGGAGAAACGAAAATGAAAAAAATCGAACAATTTATGTGGAACTCGAAAAAATATTTAAGAAACCATTCGCCGACAATTTTGTCGGGAATAGCGTCTGTTGGGGTCATAGCATCAACAGTTATGGCCGTAAAGGCGACACCAAAAGCTTTGCAGCTATTAGAAGACGCTACGAATGAAAAAGATGATAAATTATCAAAAATTGAGGTTATTCGGATAGCGTCGCCGGCATACATTCCAACGGCTGTTACTTGTTTGTCAACTATAATATGTATATTCGGAGCTAATGCTTTGAATAGAAAACAGCAGGCGTCTTTGATGAGTGCGTATGCGTTGCTAAATGACTCATTCAAGAACTATAGAGATGCGGCGAATAGCGTTTATGGCGATGATGCGGATTCAAAAATCAAAGCTGAAGTAGCTAAAACAACATACGTATCTTGTGATGGTTATTCTATTTATAATCCGGATATGGATTTTGAGAACGAAAAATTGTTGTTTTATGATTTTTATTCTCAAAGATACTTCAACGCTACGTTACCGGCTGTTTTAAATGCTCAATATCATTTGAATAGGAATTTGTCCTTGCGGGGAGAGGTTTCTCTTAATGAATTTTATGAGTTTCTTGGGGTGGCTCCGATTGATGGCGGGGATGATATTGGTTGGAACATGGACTATATGATGACGGGTTGTGGAGCTTTATGGCTTGATTTTGAAAACGAATATACAAAAATGGAAGACGGTATGGAGTGTTTTATAATATCTGCAATTATAGAACCGCTACCATTTACAACTATTGAAGAAGAATATGTTGATTAAATACGCCGTAAAAACAACCGCTATTATGAAAGGAGGAAATGCTTTATGGATAAGAAATGGATTAAAGCTATCGGATTGTTGGCGACCCTTATTACTTTCGGAGCATCATTTGCTACGGATTGGGTTAACGACCAGAAGATGGAAGAAAAAATCAATGAGGGTATCAAAGAAGCACTTGCTAAATCAAAAGAGTCCTAACAAGGGCTCTTTATTCTTGTTAAGGAGGCGATAGCATAAATGAAGACGCAGTTATGACCATACATAACTATATTAACAAAAATCTTTTTACTCCCGCATGGGATTGGTCAGAATATGAATTTAGACGAAGAAGCTACGGACGCTGGGCGGCTAATGAGATTTTAAATCGTGTTATGGAAATGCCTGAAACGGACCCATTTTTTGTGATTCTATATTTTAGATATCAAATGGATGTCTTATCGACTGTTCGAGAGGATTCGGACGCTGAATTTATATTTATAACAGCACGAGATACGGCTGATGAAATTATATCATTATTTTAAAGGAGGTTTGACTTATGTTTGTCTATGGTAATTGGGAATATCATCCGATATACGGAGTTTACACAAGAATCGTATATAAAAAAGCAGATAAAGATTCTTTTGTTATGGTCGGCAGAGAATACAAATCAATAGAAATTTAAATTATATTTGCGAAAAGGAGAAAAGAAATATGGATAAAAACGCAGTAAATACACTGGAAGACATTCTTCAAATATGTTTTGGCTGTAAGAAACCGTTTGATAAAAGCGGTAATCAAACAGTAGCCGGTGTGAATGCATATGAAAAATTAATAGCGACTATATATGGGTTAGAAAATATAGGCGTTATTGACAGTGCACATAATGTTATAAAACAACTTGATGAGATAGTAAGCAGCGAATATTGTTAAAAATCGAAAGGAGAAACGAAAATGGATATGTTTGAAAAGAAGGTTTTAACGGCGTTAGCAAAATTGATTTCCGAGGACGTTATCACGGACAATCAGAATACTAAAAAGGAGAATGAGGAAATGATCGTATATAAGAAATGTAAAATGATGATACGTACGGCAGATATACAAATCGGAGATCAGATTGAAATACCCTTAATGGATTTGGGAATGTTTACGGCTACAGCTCATGATGTAACCGACGATGGAATCTTATTTATATTTGACGATTGTGTAACGAGACATTGTATGAATTCTGATGGTACTGCCAAAGGCGGCTATGAGAACTCGGAACTTTGCAAATGGATTAATGAGGAACTGCTTGAACAATTTCCAACGAATTTGAAATCCAGAATACACGACCTCACGATTCCTACATACGGTCAGATTTTCGGACATGATGACTGGTATAATCAAGCTATTACGGCGGATGATGACAAGCAATTATCGCTTATGAAGATAAGAAAAAATCGTATCTGCACATATGAAAATGACACTTGCTGGTATTGGCTGAAAAATACGACGAAGTCTGGTGGCTATTTCGCTGGTGTGGGCTACTTTGGCTGTGCGTACTACTTCCACGCGTTCTGCGGCGGTGGTGTTCGTCCGGCGTTCCTCTTGTCCTGAATCTCCGCCCCTTGTGGGCGGTAAGTAATGATATTTGAAAGGAGAAATATATAATGAATAAAAAATGGTTCTCAGGTGTTGTGAGGAATGTTCGGACATCAATGAAAAAACATAGTCCTGAGATTTTGACGGGGACAGGAATTGCCGGAATGGTCGTCACTACAGTTATGGCTGTTAGAGCAACGCCGAAAGCCTTGTTGCTTTTGGAAGAGAAAAAAGACGAATATGAAACTGATACACTTACACCTGTTGAAATTATAAAAACGGCGTGGACTTGTTATATTCCCTCTGCAATAGTTGGAGGCGTGTCTATATTTTGTCTTATAGGTGCAAGTTCTGTAAATTTACGTCGTAATGCGGCGTTGGCTACAGCCTATACTCTTTCGGAGACAGCATTAAAAGAGTATCAGGAAAAGGTTGTTGAAACGATTGGTGAAAAAAAAGAACGTGATATACGTGATTCTATAGCCAAGGATAAAGTTAATAACAATCCTGTAAATCAGCGTGAAATAATTATAACCGACAAGGGCGAAACTCTTTGTTATGATTCGTTGTCCGGTAGATATTTTAAGTCCGATATAGACAAAATAAAAAAATCCGTTAATGAATTGAACAGACAGATGCTCGCTGATATGTATGTGTCACTGAATGACTTCTATTATGAACTCGGACTTGATAATACTAAACTCGGTGATGATTTGGGTTGGCATGTTGATGATGGTCTTATAGAGGTGAGTTTCAGTTCGCAATTGGCGAATGGCGAAACGCCGTGTCTTGTGTTGGATTATCAAATAGCACCGCAATATGATTATCAAAAATAATAAACTACGCGAAAAAAACATTGTATTTAATGGAGAAACACCAATTTAAAATATTGAAAGGAGTTCTAACTATGAACGAAAATTTAGAAACGATGGAGCTTACACCTTATGAAGAGGAGAACGAAGAGATTATGGAATCTAACGAGCGTTCCGGTATGGGAACGGGTTTAGCTATGATTATCGGAAGCGGATTAACTCTGGCGGCAATCGCAGGAGGAAAGAAACTTAAGAAATTATGGGATAAACACAAAACCAAAAAGGAACAGTCGGAGGTAATAATTATCGACTCAACTGAAGAGGTAGCTGACGATTCTGAAAACGAAGAAGAATCTAAGTAAAAATTTAAAGTGTTTACGAAAAGAGATTGTGTCTTAAAACAAGGCACTTTCTCTTTTTCTTTTTGTCAGAAGGGAGAAAATAATGAACAAATATTTATACGACGGTCCCGTTATGGAATTTGACACCTGCATTCAGCATCGTTGGCAAGGTTCAACATATGCTGTATCGGAAAAGAAAGCAAGGTCGAATTTGGCATATCAGTATAAACGGAGCAGTAACCGAACGCCAAATGCAAAAATAACTTTGCCGGGTAAAATCACACTGGCATCTTGAAAGGAGAAAACCTATGGAAGAATACAAATCAAATTCTCATAAATCTCGTGCCGAAGCTGCTAAACAGGAACGAAAAGTTGAAAAAGTTGTAACGGGAACTGTTAAAGCGAAGAAAAAAGGCGGATTACATAAATTTACGGACGTATTTATTTCTGAAGATGCCGGTAATGTTAAATCTTATATTTTTATGGATGTACTTGTGCCGGCTATTAAGAAAGCAATTTCAGATATCGTAACGAATGGTATTGAGATGATGTTATACGGTGAATCCGGAAGAAAAAAGAGTTCCAATGCTTCAAGAATTTCTTATCGGGATTACTATAAAGATGACAGACGATCAAGAGAACGAAGTTCAACAAGAAGTGGTTATGATTTCGATGATATTATACTTGATAATCGCGGTGAAGCCGAAGATGTATTAAGCCGTATGGACGAGCTTATCGAAACTTACGGTTTGGTTAGTGTTGCGGATTTCTACGATTTGGTCGGAATTACCGGAAATTATACAGACAATAAATACGGCTGGACGGATATCAGAAGTGCGAATGTTATACGGGTGCGAGATGGATATATGATTAAATTACCGCGTGCCCTACCGTTGAATTAAAAGGAGGAAAAATAAATGTATGAATCAAAAGATTTGATGGTTTCACACCCATCCCATTATCAATCCGAGACAGGATTGGAGGTTATAGATGTAATCGAAGCTTTTACCTTTGATTTAAAGGGCATAGAAGCTACGGACACAGGAAATATCCTGAAATATATATGTCGTTGGAATGCTAAAAACGGTCTTCAGGATTTGGAAAAAGCTCAATGGTATTTAACACATCTTATTGAGCATGTAAGAAAGTTAAAAGAAGAAAATACGACTGTTCTATACGCAGATGGAAAGCGTGTAGGCGAAATTACCGAAAGGAGAAACGAAAACCATGAATAAAAATGAAATTATGAAAAAAGTAAGCGGAACCGTTACAAAAGTTGGTTTCAAATTAAAAAAACACAGCCCTGAGATTTTTATAGTAGCGGGAGTTGTCGGAACTGTTGTCAGTGGCGTAATGGCTTGTAAAGCCACCACTAAAGTCGGTGAAATTTTGGAAGAAACGAAAGACACGCTTGATACAATTCACGAAGGTGTTGAAAACGGTGAAATTAAAGGGAAAGAATATACTGCCGAGGATGGTAAAAAAGATACCACGCTTGTATACGTGCAAACAGGTATGAAATTTGTGAAGCTATATGCCCCGTCTATTATTTTAGGAGCATTGTCAATCACCAGCATTATTACATCACACAATATTTTGAGGAAAAGAAATATAGCGTTGGCGGCAGCATACACAGCTGTAGACACGAGTTTTAAAGACTATCGAAAGCGTGTGGTTGAACGCTTTGGTGATGAAATAGACAAAGAACTTAGGTATAATATCAAAGCTAAAACCTTTGAAGAGGTTGAGGTTGATAAAAACGGTAAAGAAAAAATCGTTGAAAAAACCGTAAATGTTGTCGGTGGTGATTTACCAAGCGATTACGCGCGCTGGTTTGATGCATCTGTTACGGGTTGGGAAAATAATCATGACTATAATATGATGTTTTTACGTGCAAAAGAAGCGTGGGCAAACGATAAGCTTAAAGCTGACGGATTTATATATTTGAACGACATTTATTATGAACTTGGAATTGAAAAAACCAAAGCCGGTCAGATTGTCGGTTGGGTCGACAAACCGAATGATCCAAATTATCAAGGCGATGGATTTGTAGATTTTGGAATTAAAACCGTGATGCGTGAAACCCCGGATGGTGGATATGAAGAATCAATCTTGCTTGACTTTAATCCCGATGGAAACATTCTTGATTTGATGTAAAGGGGGATTTTATGAGAAAAGGTATCATAGCCGTCTTTACTGCCATTGCGGTATCAACGTTAAGTGTCGTTACCGCTTTCAGTCCATCTTCTATGCCGGCGAAAGCTGAACTTATAGAGGAAGTTAAACCATCTGTAAACATTACATATACTTCTTTAGGCGTTCCCGCTATAAACAGTTCCTTTAAAACTTATATGGACTATCGAACAATAACAAACAAACTTAGTCCGCAGTATAACTTTATTAAGACTTGGGGCTGGAGCGATAATAACGGTTTTATGAGAGCGAACGGCGAGAGAGACTTAGGTGTCACTGATGACTATTATATGATAGCGTTGGGTAGCTATTATGGTACGGAAATTGGAACGAAGTATAAGATAACAACTGACACGGGAAATGTTTTTTACGGTGTTTTATGTGACCAAAAAGATGATGCTCACACCAATTCAACACATCAGTATGCATTTAATAATGATGTTGTGGAATTTATCGTTGATACTCGAACACTGATTTCTACAGTAAAAAGGATGGGCAGTGCCAATGTGTATATGCCTTTGAACGGAAATATCGCAAGTATAGAAAAAATGGATTTCATATGGAACGGAGGCGAATAAAAATGAGGTTTATATCTTATTCACTTGCTGCATTGGCGAGCATTTGTTTTATAAGCGGAGTTGCCGTTTTATCAGGCGGAAGGAGGTATTATCTATATGCTCGATGAAGTTTTGGACACACGGCGAAAGAGACACATTACAGGCGGAATACTTGTGAGTATATCAATGCTGTTTGGAGGTTTAGCACTCACTGTAATGACAATTAAAAATGAAGATGAAAAGAAAAAGGAGGATAACGATGAGCAAATCTATTAACTTTATGTTATTTATATTTGGTGCGGCTGTCGGTTCTGCGGCGACTTGGATGTACGCAAAAAAGAAATATGAACTGATTGCCCAAGAAGAAATTGACTCGGTTAAAGAGGTGTTTTCAAAACGTGAAAACGGTAACACGATAAAAGAAGCCGAGTTCAATAAACAAGAAGAAAAACCCGATTTGAAAGAATATGCTGCGAAGATTCGTGAAAGTAATTATACGAATTATTCCGATACGGACGGCAAATCGGAAACAAAAAGAGAAACCAGAAAACAGGATGAGCGTGATAAAAAGGGTTACTTCGCTTATGTTATAACACCTGAAGAATTCGGAGAATTTGACGATTACGAGAAAATAAGCCTTTCATATTTTGATGACCAAATTCTTGCAGATGAAAACTTGGATATAGTTGACGATATTGAGGAAACTGTAGGCATTGATTCGCTCACTCATTTTGGCGAGTATGAAGACGATTCCGTATTCGTCCGCAATGATGAGAGAAAGTGTGATTATGAAATTCTACTCGATCATTGCAATTATGAGGATGTTATAAAGAAGAAACCGCAATCTACGGAGGTTTGAAATGACTAAGGACGAGTTGAACAATTTATATTTTGAATGGATGTATCAGCTCGTATGTAATGAACGATATTCAAAGAGGCTATCCTACCGAAAGCTATTAATGTATCTGCATACTATTGATTTTAATTATATTATTGGTATGGACGGAAACAGAGCCGAAGACGGGATAGACCTCCGTTATCGTTTTGGTTATGAAGAATCATACGAGGAGCCAATGATTTCTGCTTTTCTTGATGACCGCCCGTGCAGTGTTTTGGAAATGTTAATCGCTCTATCTATGCAATGTGAAAAAATAATGACAGATCCCGACGTAGGAGACAGAACGGGTCAGTGGTTTTGGAATATGATAGTAAATCTTAAACTTGGCTCTATGTCTGATTTGAATTTTGATAGGGGTTATGTTGATAAAAGGATTTCTATATTCATAGACCGAGAGTACGAACGTGACGGCAACGGCGGTTTATTCACGATAAAACACTGTAGGCGTGATTTAAGAAATGTTGAAATTTGGTATCAGATGTGCTGGTACTTGGATAGCATCTTAAAAAAGTAAATCGAAAGGAGGAAATATGAAATGGAAGAGAGTCGGATAATATTAAAATTACACGAGGAGCTTTTAAAAACAAATCGTGATTTAAAATATTTTAAGGATGAATGCGTTCATAAATTTAAAAGGCAAAAAAGAATCAATCACTTTCTCATTTGTTGTTTGATATCGCTTATGGCTAAAACGGCAATAAATAACATTAAAAATATAAATGAGAAAGGAACAGCGGATTCGAAATGATAGACTTTTTGATGATTTCAACACGTAGTACGAAGCGTGGTGTAATAGAAATCTATCCGAAGTTCATTATCAAGAAAAGCTCTGACCTTATGATTAGAGGGGGCGACTTTTACGCCATTTGGCTTGAGGAACGAGGACTATGGTCTACAGACGAACAGGATGCGCTGCAACTGATTGACTATGAATTGGACAAATATGCTCAGGAAAATCGTCATAGCTTTGATGCGACCGTTAAGGTTCTTCATATGTGGGATGCTGAATCGGGTATGATAGACCGTTGGCATAAATACACACAGAAACAAATGAGGGACTCGTTCCATATGCTGGATGAAAAATTGATATTTTCAAATACCGAAACGAACAAAAAAGATTATGCAAGCAAACGACTTAATTATCCACTCGAAAAGGGTACAATAACTGCTTATGATAAACTGATGTCTACTCTATATACTGAGGAAGAGCGACAAAAAATAGAATGGGCTATTGGGTCCATTGTATCGGGTGAATCAAAGAAACTTCAAAAGTTTATGGTTCTGTATGGTGCCGCAGGAACGGGTAAATCAACAATATTAAACATAATCCAACAGCTGTTTGATGGGTATTATTCGGTATTTGACGCTAAAGCCCTTGGCTCGTCAAGTAATTCATTTGCATTAGAGGCTTTTAAAAGTAATCCGCTTGTTGCAATTCAGCACGATGGCGACTTGTCAAAAATAGAAGATAATACGAGGCTTAACAGTCTGGTATCTCATGAGCTGATGACGGTAAATGAAAAGTTCAAATCAACGTATGCAAATCGGTTTAAATGTTTCCTATTTATGGGTACAAATAAACCGGTAAAGATTACGGACGGAAAATCTGGTCTTATTCGAAGACTTATAGATGTATCACCGTCCGGAAATAAATTAAATCAAAAAGAATATAAAACTGTTGTGAAACAGGTTGAGTTTGAACTTGGAGCTATTGCCTATCACTGTCAAGAAGTATATTTGTCCGATCCGAGTATGTACGATGATTATATTCCGATTACAATGCTTGGAGCATCAAATGATTTCTACAATTTCATCATTGATTCCTACTACACATTTAAAAAAGAGGATGGTACAACACTTAAAGCTTCTTGGGAAATGTATAAAACATATTGTGAGGAAGCTAAGGTGCCGTATCCATTTTCACAAAGACCATTTAAAGAGGAATTAAAAAACTATTTCCGAGATTATAAAGAACGTTTCACATTAAAAGATGGCACACGCGTAAGGAGTTACTATTCGGGATTTCGAACTGAAAAATTTGAGGATAATGTTGTGTCGGACAAAAAAGATTTAAGCAAGCCTCAACTGATTAGTTTTGATTACACCGACTCGGTTTTTGACTCAGAATGTTCTGATTGCCCCGCACAGTATGCTACTGTCAAGGAAACGCCATCTCAAAAATGGGAGAAAGTTCATACAAAATTATCGGATATAGACACATCAAAGGTACATTATGTAAAAGTACCGGAAAATCACATCGTTATAGATTTTGATATTCCTGATGATGAGGGAAATAAAAGTTATGAAAGGAACTTGGAGGAAGCCAGCAAATGGCCTCGTACATATTCTGAACTTAGTAAAAGTGGGTGCGGAATACATCTGCATTATATTTATACCGGAGATGTGAATAAGTTAAGCAGAATATATGACGACCATATTGAGGTTAAAGTGTTTACGGGCAAATCATCATTGAGAAGGAAACTTTCTAAATGTAATAATTTACCTATATCCACTATAGCTTCGGGCTTGCCGTTGAAAGGAGAAGAGAAAATGATTAATTTCGAAGGGGTGAAAAGCGAAAAAGGACTTCGAACCTTAATAAAACGAAACTTGAATAAGGAAATTCATCCCGGTACAAAACCGAGTATAGACTTCATTTATAAAATACTTGAAGATGCTTATTCGAGCGAATTGAATTATGACGTCACCGATATGAGGAATGCTGTTTTAGCGTTTGCTGCGAACAGTAGTCATCAAGCAGATTATTGCATTAAATTGGTGAATAAAATGCAATTCAAATCCGAAGAGCCGTCTGTTGGTACAAAAAATGATGAAGCCAAACTTGTGTTCTATGATGTGGAAGTATTTCCAAACCTATTTCTTGTCAATTGGAAAATTGAGGGCGAGGGTAAACCGGTTGTGAGAATGATTAACCCCACTCCACCGGAAATTGAAGAGCTTATGCGTTTCAGGCTGGTTGGATTTAACTGTCGAAGATATGATAACCACATACTCTACGCACGGCTCATGGGTTATACAAACGAACAACTATACAATCTTTCCCAAAAGATAATTACGGGTAGTCCAAATTGCTTCTTTGGTGAGGCATATAATGTATCTTATACAGACGTGTTTGATTTCAGTTCAAAGAAACAATCGTTAAAGAAATTTGAAATTGAATTGGGTATTCACCATCAGGAACTCGGATTGCCTTGGGATCAACCCGTGCCGGAAGAAATGTGGACAAGAGTTGCCGAGTATTGTGATAATGATGTCATTGCTACTGAAGCTGTATTCAATGCTCGAAAAGCGGATTTTACGGCTCGTCATATATTGGCAGATGTAGCCGGAATGTCGGTAAACGATACAACAAACTCTCTTACAACCAGAATTATATTTGGTAAGAATCGTAAACCACAAGAACAGTTTAATTACAGAAACATGGGAATGGTTCCGGATAACGAGGCTACCTATTCTATACACGATATCGAAACAGAGCCTGATTTCAAAAATATTGAAGCTGATGATTATACAGTATTTAATGAAAATGGACAACCATTATTCCCCGGATATACTTTTGAAAATGGAAAATCTACATATCGTAATGAAGAAGTTGGCGAAGGCGGTTATGTTTATGCAGAACCCGGTATGTACGGAAACATTGCTTTGCTTGATATAGCGTCTATGCATCCGAGTAGTATTGTGGCTGAAAATCTGTTCGGAGATGAATATACAAAACGCTTTAAAGATATTCTCGATGCACGTATTGCTATAAAACATAAAGATTTTGATAAAGCAAAAACAATGCTTAACGGAGCTTTGGCTAAATACTTAACTGATGAAAATGCTGCGGCGGATTTGGCTCAGGCTCTGAAAATCGCAATAAACTCGGTTTACGGTCTAACGTCGGCAAATTTTGAAAACCCGTTCAGAGATGCCCGTAACAAAGATAACATAGTTGCTAAACGCGGAGCTTTGTTTATGATAAATCTGAAGCATGAGGTTCAAAAACGTGGTTATACAGTTGCACATATTAAGACGGACTCAATAAAGATACCGGATGCAACGCCTGAAATTATTAAATTTGTTATGGATTACGGTAAAGCATACGGCTATAACTTTGAGCATGAGGCTACTTATGATAGAATGTGTCTTGTAAACGATGCGGTTTATATTGCAAAGTATAAAGACGGAAAGCATGCCGGAGAATGGACTGCTACGGGAACACAGTTTCAAGTACCATATGTATTCAAAACGCTGTTTAGTAAAGATGACATCGCTTTTGAGGATATGTGCGAAACAAAGTCCGTAAGCAGTTCTTTATATCTGGATATGAATGAAGATTTAGCCGATGTTTCTGATATAGAAAAATCTCTCGAAAAGGGTCTGAAAAATAAAACTTTAAGCGATTTTGAGATTGAGGAAGCGAAAAAAATAATAGCTGACGGACACAATTATATTTTCATAGGAAAGGTTGGTAGTTTCTGTCCAATTAAAGAGGGCTGTGGCGGTGGACTGCTTCTGCGTGAAAAAGACGGTAAGTATTATGCTGCGACAGGTTCTAAGGGATATCGCTGGCTTGAATCGGAAATGGTTAAGGAACTCAGCAAAGAAGCTGATATAAACCGCTCGTACTACGATAATATGGTTTCAGATGCCGTGGATACAATTTCTCAATATGGCGACTTTGAGTGGTTTGTTTCGGATGACCCATATATTGAGAAAACGAAAGATGTTCCGCCGTGGATGATGCCCTGTGGTGATGCAAAGTATAACACTTGTTTCGATTGTCCGAATTTCCACAATGACGAATTCCATATGGATTGTAATTTGGGATATGATATTTCGGATATTATGATTAATGACAAAAATTTAAAGGAGGAAGCTTAGAATGGCTTATAAAAATGTAAATAATATTATTATCGAAGACGCAAGGATTATGTTTAGGAATTTTTCGGGAGAAGAAACCAAATATAATCGTGCGGGAAGCAGAAATTTCTGCGTAATTATTGACGATGCCGAACAGGCTCAACAGCTTGCCGAAGATGGTTGGAATGTAAGAATTTTGCCACCTCGCGATGAAGACGATGAAGCAAGACATTATATTCAGGTTGCGGTAAGTTTTAATAACATTCCACCCAAGGTTGTGATGGTTACAAGAAGAGCACAGACGTTGCTCGATGAAGAATCCATTAATACTCTCGATTATGCTGAAATCAGAAAAGTCGATTTGACAATCAGACCGTACAGCTGGGAAGTTAATGGAAAGGAGGGCGTTAAAGCATATTTAAAGACAATGTACGTAACTATTGAGGAAGATGAGTTTGCTGAGAAATATGCTCAGGAAGAAGGTCCTGAAGAACCGTACAGACGGTAATAATTGTATATCAGGTGCCGCAAATGCGGGTAAATGTTTGTAATAACAGCCTGATATTTTTATTTGTACGAAAGGAGGAAAGAAATATGGATATAAGAGATTACTTTAAAAAACATGGTAAACAATTTTTAAAATCAGCTGCTACGTATTCTAAACATAAGCCCGTAGAAAAAGCCAAACCGACTGTTAATCAAACAGAGGATATTCCGAAAGTGTCCGCAATGGAAACAAAAGCGACAAAGCAGCCGATAAAAAAGACGGATTATGAAAAGGAATTTATAAATCATTTTAAGCAGCTTACATACAGACATCGTTCATTGGATGTTTGGAGTGATTTTGTAGCCATGTTTGCTTGTTCTATATCCAATTCACTGGATAAGGATAACTTTGACAAACGCGAAAAAATGTACTTACAAATAATTAATAAGTATAATAAGGAGGAGCAAAACATATTTCCGAAGTTGGTTGCCGATACAGTAATGGCACTCGAAGAAAATCAAGAACAAGATTTTTTAGGACATATCTATATGAATCTCGGTCTTGGCAGCAAAAGTACCTCGCAATTTTTTACACCATATCACATTTGTAAATTGATGGCGGAAGTTGCTATTGGTGATGTCATGTCGGAAATCAATGAAAAAGGTTACATATCAATTAATGATCCATGCTGTGGTGCCGGGGCAACTTTAATAGCCGGAGTTAATGTTGTAAAGAATCATCTTGAAAAAGAAAATATGAATTTTCAAAATCATGTTCTTGTGGTGGCTCAGGACATTGACTTCACAGTTGCTGCTATGTGTTATATCCAGCTTTCTCTCCTTGGCGTTGCCGGATATATAAAAGTCGGCAATTCTTTAACGGAACCCATAACGGGCGATGACAATATTAAAGACTATTGGTTTACACCAATGTATTTTTCGGATATTTGGCATACTCGCAGGCTTTTGGAAAAGATGAAGAAATTGTTTGAGGAGAAATAAAAATGGCTGGGATACAATTATACGATTACCAATTGGATGCGATTGAGAGAATGAAAAACGGGTGTATTCTTTGCGGCGGTGTTGGCTCGGGTAAATCTATGACCTCTTTAGCGTATTATTATCTGCAAAATGGTGGTGATATATCATTTTTGATGGGTGATGAATACGTGACGATGGACGATGTGCAAATTAAGGATTTATATATTATTACAACTGCCAGAAAACGCGATACACTGGAATGGGAGGGGGAATTGGCAAATTTCCTCCTCTCTACTCACCCTGACACAAGTCTATACAAAAACAAGGTAGTGGTTGATTCGTGGAATAATATCGGGAAGTATGCTGATATAAAAAACGCTTTCTTTATATTTGATGAGCAAAGAGTGGTTGGTTCAGGAGCTTGGGTTAAGGCATTCTTAAAAATCGCAAAAGTCAATCGATGGATTCTTTTATCAGCTACTCCCGGGGACACTTGGCAGGATTATATTCCCGTATTTATTGCGAATGGTTTCTATAGAAATAAAACAGAATTTACTCAAGAACATATAATATGGAAACGGTTCAGCAAATTTCCTCAAATTGATAGGTACATAAATACCGGGCGACTAATAAGGTTGAGAAATTCTATTCTTGTTAATATGGAATTTGATAGAAAAACGGTGTCGCATCACGAAGATGTATATGTCAATTATGATATTTCAAAGTATAAAGATATAACTCGAAATCGGTGGGATATATGGGAAGATAAACCAATAGAAAACGCTGCCGGTTTATGCTATGCGTTGAGAAAAATTGTAAACATTGATTCATCAAGACAGGTGGCGTTAATGGAAATTGTAGAAAAGCATCCGAAAGCGATTATATTCTATAATTTTGATTACGAGCTTGATATTTTAAAAGGTTTGTATTATGGGGAAGACGTTGAAATTGCGGAGTGGAACGGACATAAACATCAACCGATTCCGGAATCGGATAAATGGATATATCTCGTTCAGTATAATGCTGGTGCCGAGGGGTGGAATTGCATCAAAACCGATACTATTATATTCTACTCTCAGAATTATTCCTATAAGGTTATGGTACAGTCATCCGGTCGAATTGACAGGCTAAATACGCCGTTTACAGATTTATATTATTACCATCTTAAATCTCAGAGCGGTATTGATTTGGCTATCAGCAGGGCGTTAAAGAGTAAAAAGAAATTTAATGAAACAAGATTTGTTACTAATATGTAAGGAGGAAAAATTGGTGGAAGATATTTATAAAGAGGTCTACTTCGATAAATACTGCGAGTCTTGTAAACACAAAGAACTACCGGAAAAAAACGACCCGTGTCACGAATGCTTAAATAATCCGGTGAATTTATATTCACATAAGCCGGTAAATTGGAAAGAAAAGGAGAAATAAAAATGATAACATTATTAATTTTTTTGGTATTGTGTGCGTTGAGCTGGATAATAGTTTGCGCTTTTATAAAATTAATCACTATGTGTTTTGGGTTGACATTTAGCTGGGCTATAGCAACTGGCATATGGTTGGTAATATATTTAATAAATTTATCATTTAAGAAATAAGGAGGTTGCAAATGAACAAATTTATATTTCCAATGTCGTTAATAATCCTCGATATTGGAGCGGCATTGGTTTACGGAATAAACGGTGATATTAGGAAAGTTATTTATTGGCTTGCCGCTGCGGTACTTAATATAACTGTTACGTTTTAAAGGAGGGATTCTGTGAAAAGAATTATTATATTTTTAATAAGAAAGCGGCTCGGGTTAAAAAAGCTCGAGCGTTTTAAATTTAGAAACCAAAAATCACCTAATAACTATTACTATTTCAAAAAAGAGTGCTTAATGAAAAAAGTGTATTTTGACGATGGTTCAAGTATGGTGGTAGCGTCAAATGTCAGTTTAAACTGGATATTAAACGATGAATGCGAAATTATCAAACTATAAGGAGAAAAAATTTATGAAAAAGAAATTTAAAATTTTATTTTTAACAATAGCGGCAGTGGTTTTAATCTGTTTGATTACCGGATGCAGCGAGGCTGAGCGAGTAAATTATAATATGTCAAAACAGGCGAATTATTTCGAATGTGAACGTAAAATTACCGTCTATAACGCAAGAACGGATAATATTATTCTTGAAGCTGAGGGTTATATGAGCATATCTAATAACAGCACTAATGAATTGGTGGTAACTGTTAAAACGGGTCCAAATGAATATAAGAAGAATTATGTTTATTTGAATGACTATACAATGTATGCCGTCGAGGATATTACAGGAACGCATACGGATCCATACCACTATAAGCTTTACTGGCATACGAATATAATGCCTACAATTGAAGCTAAACCGTAATGAAAGGATAAAAAATGGACGAAGAATTCAAAACTTATAAAAAAGACGCTGTAAAGGCCGCCGAGGAGCTTAGGTATGGCGACAATGTTGTTAACAGAATTAAAGCAGCTAAAACGGAGGCTGAAATCCAGCGTATTATGACTACTGAAAGACATAAACGTCTTGATTAGATTTTTGAGAGGAGAAAAGAAATATGAACATGTTTGAAATGTTTAGGAAATTTTGCAAATTTTACTCTGTATCTTTTGATTCTTATAAGGGAGTTTGGGAAGATGCGTGTCATAATAATGCTAATTGTCCTAATGGTAGTTCATGGGGAGAATGCAACAAAGACCTATGTCCAATTATAAAGGAGGTTCACAGCAATGATTAAAATTGAAAATGTTGAAGTAACGGGCTGGGAGGCTGCCATCAGAGGCATGCGCAATCCGATGGACTCTTGGGAGAAGAGTGATAGTGGTGTTTGCGCCACGCATGGTCCGGCTCATTGTGCAGATTGTGTATACACTGATTGCCACGCTGACGATGTTGAGATTGGTACAAAATATATTCTCGGTTCTAATGATCTTGACCTCATGACGCGACTTCGCAATGCCGGTACGGATCATCGTAAATTTATGCGGATGATTACTGTATATGTGGATATTACTGCACCTTTATATTGGTGGAAGGAATTTGACACATATAAGGTTGGTACTGTTGCTAACTCTTGCTCAACTATGCACAAGATTCATGAGAAAGAGTTTACGTTGAAGGATTTCGGTTATGAACATTTGCTTGGTCCTGATGATTTAAATTGGGGTGATACCGTTCCTCTGGTAACTTTGGAATGCGTGATTAGTGCTCTGAATGTGTATCGTCAAAAATATCTGGAAACACAGGATAAGACTTATTGGTGGCAAATGATCCAGCTCCTGCCGAGCAGCTACAACCAGCGCCGGACGGTTATGCTGAATTACGAGGTTTTGGCAAATATTTATAAGTCCCGATGTAATCACAAACTTGACGAGTGGCGGGAACTCTGTACTTGGATTGAGAGTTTGCCATATTCCGAGTTGATTACTGGTGAGCTTGACGGAACGGACAACAATTGAAAGGAGGGTTAAATATGAATTGTTTCGCAGTTAAACTTGTAGACGGCACTACACTTGATATGTTTGATGAGTGTAATCATGTCTCATATAATGAAGAAAATATGTGTATATTTTCGAAGATGGATAAGAGCAGCAATACTTATAAAGTGCTTGCACTTATACCATACGACAAAATAATGTATATTTTCAGCAAGCAGTAAAAAGCAAAAAAAAATCAAACAGAAAGGAGAAAAATATTATGATAAATTTGGAGGACAGAGTATATGAAAACATGGCAAGAGAGGGCGTTGGAATTATCCAAATCAAGCCTTAGACCCTGTGAAATCACTGCAAAAATTGAGGAAGAATTCAACAGCAGTGATATGTATGATAAAGTTTACAGTTATCTTAAAAGACACAAAACAGACTCTAAAACTGAAGAAAAACGCATAGCTATCCAAAACCAAGAACCGACCCACCACAAAGTAAAGTGGGATGGCACACAGGTTTTGAAATTCGCTATTATGGGCGACACGCAATTTGGCAGTAAATACGCACAGATAACATATCTTCACGACTTTTACGACTTGTGCAAACGTGAGGGTATTGAGAATGTCTACCATACCGGCGATATTACGGACGGCTTGAAGATGCGTGTAGGTCACGAATACGAATTGTATGAGGTGTCTGCCGATGAGATGAGAGATGATGTTGTTAAAAACTATCCTAAAATTGATGGCATCACGACTCATTTCATCACAGGTAATCACGATGCAAGCATTTATAAACATGTTGGTTATGACATCGGACAGGCTATTGCAAATTTACGACCCGACATGAAATATCTCGGCAGAGATTGTGCAGTTGTTAATTTAACGCCCGAATGTACTTTGGAACTTAGACACCCTTGGGATGGGACAGCATATGCTATCAGTTATAAAATGCAGAAAATGATTGAGGCTATGGAGAGTGACTCTAAACCCAACATTTTAGCTGTCGGACATTATCATAAAGCAGAATATATATTTTACAGAAATGTTCACGCTTTACAGACAGGGTGTTTCCAAGGACAGACGCCATTTACAAGAGGTAAAGGGATTTCGGTACATATGGGCGGATGGCTTATCACTATTTATGTTGACGAGAATGGGTATATTCAAAGATTTGCACCGGAATTTATACCTTGTTATTATTCGGTCAAAGATGACTACAAAAATTTCAGATGAGGAGAAAATATTATGTCTAAAGGTGATGATTTAAAAAGAAATGCGTCCGGATATTACGACCCAACCGCATATGAGGCAATAAAAAATGTTGATGAAGAAGACGAAAAATTTCATAAACTTCTACATACAATCTTTTATATTTGCAAACTTGCCGGGTTTGAAATAGAGGGACGTATCGTGTTAACCGATATTGAAACCGGTAGAACTTGGAGGTAGCTTTACTGTTTTTAAGGAGGAAAGAAATATGTTAAACTATAAAAAAGAAGTTTGGGAGGGTTGGACAGTACAAGATTTCATTGACTCTCTACAAACAGAAATTGCTATGATTATGGGCGGTAGTTCCTACTTGAAACCTTTTAAAAGCAAGGGAGAACTTGAAGCATATATCATCAGTAATCAGCCATATTATAAAAAGCCTATACCCGAGGTAATCGAGTATTTTGCTTATAAGTATGGATTGGATTAGGATGATTTCCTGCCCACTTTTGAGGTGGAAAAACGGGCTTTTGGTCACTTTTGGTCGGGCTACGCCCACTTTTGAAGAAAAAATCTTCAATTTTTTGAGTGATTTTGACTGAAAAAATGGCCAATTGCCCACTTTCTGCCCACTTTAAAAACAAAAATGGCCACAAAAAACCCAGTGTTTATGCGGGTTTGCGGGCTTTCCGCCCACTTTCCCGCTTTTTTTCTTAATTAATTGTGAATAAAAAAATAAAAATATATAATAATCTGCGAAAAAAAGCGGGCATCTGGGCAAAACATACGTAAATGTTTAAAATGTATTGCGTTTTTATTAAAAATGTGGTATAATAAATTCGTCACACTATTTGAATATTTATAAACCGTGAGTGAAAACTATAGGTAAAAGTGTTTTCTCTCTTATCTTTATACGCTCATGGTTTTAAGATAATAGTGTGACAACTGTGAGAGATTGCATTTTTATAGTGTATCTCTCTCCACGGGGATACACTTTTTTTTATTCATAAATGTGAATCCCTCAACATAAGGTTAAAAAGAAATATGAAATGGAGGACAAACACTATGAAGAAAAAATTATCGATAGTTTTATTATCTTTAGCTATGGCGTTTAATACTTGCTCTTTGGTCGGATATGCTGATGGCGTTAGTGTGGATTCTATAGGAAATCAACATATTCTGAAGCAAGGCTCGGGCAAAGGTTCCGAATTATTAGAAGCACAGTCTATAGCTGATTATACAAATACTTTTTCTGAGTCATCAAATAAAAACATAAGCGTGACTTTAAATGGTGAGACTTTAACGTTCGATGTTCAGCCTCAGTTGATAGACAATCGTACAATGGTTCCGCTTAGAAAGATATTCGAAGCTATGGGCGCAGTTGTTGACTGGAATAACGACACTCAAACGGTTACTGCTACTAAAGGTAACGAAAAAGTCATCGCAACTATCAACAGTAAGAATGTTTATATCAACGGCGAAACTAAAACTCTTGATGTTCCGCCTATGGTAATTGACGATAGAACATTAGTTCCTGTTAGGTTCGTTGCTGAAGCTTTTGGAGCTAATGTCGATTGGGATGAAGCTACGCGAACGGTTATTATTGGAACCAAGTGGAATGGTGTTGGTGAAGTACCTTGTTATAGCAAATATCCTACTATCCCTGATTTAGGAGCAATTCTTGGAATTACTGGGTATGAATACAATTCCGATTCTTCTGGTGCTGTATATAGGTATAATCTTAAAGACGTATCAAGCTTGATGCCATATGTATCAGCTATGGAGAAATTAGGTTTTAATGTTGAATCGGGTATAATAGATTCCATCATGTACACTGGCACTAAAAACGAAATCATAATAGACGTTGTTCTTTGGGATAACAATATTGATATAACAATAACGTTACCGGAAAACGAATCTGCAATTGAAACACAAGACTTTACAAAAGGATACGAATTAGCTGAGTTTTCGAAATTTAATTCACCTGCGTCAGAAAACGGCTTAGGTGATACACCAATTTATATAAATTGTGTCATCGATAACACAGAAGTCATGACGGTTGGCGAACAACAAATGATATTGGGCTATTTGACCGATTCTTCCGGGCATAAATGGATGTGTATGTTGAACACGACAGTGTTTGATAACGAAAACAACTTCAAAAACATTGTTGGTAAGGATGTAGTATTATGTGGAATATATAGCGGATACTCTTCAGTAAAACAAATGCCGGTTATAGAATTGAATAAATTATACGTTAAAAATACCGGTGAAATTAAGACCGGAATTGATGCTATAATTAACTAAAGATATGTGTTATAAAAGGAGGTTTCTATCATGATCAGAAAAAATGATGAATATGATAAAATATATTTACTGGATGGTGATTTTGGCTTTGCATATACATATAAAAATCATTATCTCGGAAACGAGAAAATAGTACATCCAGACGATATTATAAAAATAGGAGCTTCCAAATGTAACGGCGATAAAATATTTATAGAATGCGGTAAATGTCACACGTATATGAATTATATCCATAGTCTTAATAATTCGTTTTCGGGACACATCCATTTTCCCGAATGCAGCACCTATGTTCGAGAAACGACCGTGAATCGCTATGTAAGTGAATTACCGGACATTATGGACACCGACTACGATGATATTTATTAATATTGTAAACTAAATAGCTATGAAAGCCTGTACCTTAATTGGTATGGGCTTTTCTTTTTGTACGCGAAAAAAACATGCCCTTTTATGAAGAGAGAGAATAAAAAAGCCATTTTTATAGCTTACATTCTCTTTTGCGTTTTGTTGAAAACTGAAAGGAGGCTAACTATTTTGTTAGAGAACAATTTTCAAGCGAAACTTATAAAAGAATTAAAGGTGATGTTTCCGGGATGTATCGTTATGAAAAACGACCCGGATTATATTCAAGGTATTCCGGATTTGATTATTTTATATAAAGATCGATGGGCTACCTTAGAATGTAAAAAGAATTTGCGTGCAAAAAAACGACCCAATCAGGAATACTATGTTGGACAGATGAATAAAATGTCATTTTCACGTTTTATCTGTCCCGAAAACAAGGAGGACGTATTAAATGAACTTCAACAATCATTTAAATCTTGAAGGGCAACACGCTTTTCTTGGTGCGAGCAAATACCACTGGATAAATTATAGCGAGGATAAAGTGGTAGAATCGTATAATAAATTCCTCGCCACCTTAAAAGGAACCACTCTTCATGAATTTGCAGCACAATGTATAAAGCTTGGTCAGAAGCTACCTAAATCAAAGAAAACATTAAATAATTATGTTAATGATGCAATCGGATATAAAATGATACCGGAACAGGTATTGTATTATTCCGAAAACTGTTTTGGAACAGCTGATGCTATATGTTTCAGAAATCGTTTGCTTAGAATTCATGATTTAAAAACGGGAATCATTCCCGCACATATGGAGCAGCTTGAAATATATGCTGCTCTTTTTTGTTTGGAATACAAATTTAAACCGTCTGACATAGATATCGAATTGCGTATCTATCAACACGATGAGGTTTTATGCCACAATCCAAGTGTCGAAGAGATAGTTCCGATTATGGATAAAATTATAACTTTTGATAAGGCAATAAACAAAGTAAAAGAAAGAGAGGCTTAAAAACATGAATGATGTTACGGAAAGTGTATTAATTCATTATGGTATGCCTCGACGTTCGGGGCGGTATCCATGGGGATCCGGTGATAACCCATATCAACATAGCGGCGATTTTCTTAGTAGGATAGCCGAATTAAAATCCCAAGGATTAAGCGAAACAGAAATTGCGAAGTCCTTGAATTTAAGTTCTACCGAATATAGAGCGTATAAGGCAATTGCTAAAAATGAACGCCGTGCTTTGGATGTTGCCACAGCAAAAGGACTTAGAGAAAAAAGTTACAGTTTAAATGAAATAGCCGAGAAGATGGGTTACACGAACGACTCTTCTGTCCGCTCACTCTTGAACGAGGGTTCCGAAGCAAGAATGAATCAAGCTCAAAAAACAGCAGAATTTCTAAAGAAGCAAATTGATGAAAAAGGCATGATTGATGTCGGAGTTGGGGTTGAAAGAGAACTCGGCATATCTAAAGAAAAACTAAACCAAGCGTTGGTTATTCTTGAAGCTGAGGGTTATCCCGTATATGGCGGTGGTGTTCCGCAGGTAACCAATCCCGGCAAACAGACAAACATTAAAGTTATTTGTCCCCCGGGAACCGAGCATAAAGATATCTATGATTATGAAAATATTTATTCGGTTACGGATTACATCTCTCATGACGGCGGTGAAACTTACGACCCCAAATGGGTGTATCCTAAAAGCATGGACTCTAATCGTCTTCAAATTCGTTATGCTGAGGAAGGCGGAATCGACAAAGATGGTGTTGTTGAGATTCGTCGCGGTGTTGATGATCTTTCTTTGGGAACCTCACATTACGCTCAAGTCAGAATACTTGTTGACGGTACTCATTACATAAAAGGAATGGCTGTTTATTCCGATGATCTACCCAAAGGCGTCGACGTATTATTCAATACTAATAAAAAGCAAGGCACACCTATGAAAGATGTCTTAAAAAAGATTAAAGATGATCCTGAAAATCCTTTTGGTTCTTTAATCAAAGAAGGTATTGTTGACCCCGACAAAGGCGATGGTCAAAAAGGTGGGCAAAGCTACTATTACGATAAGAACGGTAAGAAACAGTTATCGTTGATTAATAAGCGAGCTGAAGAGGGTGACTGGGGTGAATGGGCAGATAAACTTCCGTCTCAATTTTTATCAAAACAAAATTTATCGCTTGTAAAGAAACAGTTAGGGCTGGCTGCGTCTGATAAAGTTTCAGAGTTTGATGAAATTTGTTCGCTTACCAACCCTACTGTAAAGAAAGCTCTACTTAAATCTTTTGCGGATGATTGCGATTCAGCAGCGGTTCATTTACAGGCAGCAGCTCTTCCACGTCAAAAGTATCAGGTCATATTACCTATAACTTCTATGAAAGATACAGAAGTATATGCTCCGAATTATAAGAATGGCGAAACAGTTGCTCTTATAAGATACCCACATGGCGGAACTTTTGAGATTCCGATACTCACCGTAAATAATAAACAACCGGAAGCAAGAAAGGTTCTTGGAACAACTCCCAAAGATGCTGTCGGTATTAACAGTAAGGTTGCGGAAAGACTTTCGGGAGCTGATTTTGATGGCGACACTGTTATGATTATTCCTTGTAACTCGAAAGGCAGTAAGATAAAGATTACATCAACTCCTCCCCTTAAAGGGCTTGAGGGATTCGACCCTAAGGCTGAATATCCTGAGAAAAAAGGTATGAAATATATGAAGAATACTCAAACAGAAATGGGTAAAATTTCAAACCTTATAACCGATATGACTTTGAAAGGGGCATCTCAGGATGAATTAGCAAGAGCGGTTCGTCATAGTATGGTTGTCATTGATGCCGAAAAACATAAGTTGGATTATAAGCAGAGTGAATCCGACAATGGCATAGCATCGTTAAAAAAGAAATACCAAGGTAGGGTTGATGAGGATGGTAGATACCACGAGGGCGCATCGACATTAATATCTCGTTCAAAATCTGAAGTCTCAGTCATTAAAAGACAGGGCAGTCCCATTATCGATCCCGAAACAGGTAAGCAGTCGTGGAAAACTGTGGATGACCCCGTATATGTGGATAAAAAGACCGGTAAAACCAAAACGCGTACCCAACCGAGTACGGCTATGGCTGAGACCGATGATGCCCGTAAACTTTCTTCGGGGCACCCCATTGAAGAAGCATATGCGGATTATGCGAACCAACTTAAGGGACTGGCTAATAAGGCGAGAAAAGAAATGGTATCCTCAGGTAAAATCGCATACTCCGCCTCTGCTAAAAAAACATACCAGCGGGAGGTAGACTCGCTCAATGCTAAGTTGAATTTAGCAAATTCTAATGCTCCCAAAGAGCGTAGGGCTCAGGTTATGGCTAACGCCAAGATAGCGTCAATGAGGCAGGAGTACCCTGATATGACTAAGGCTGAAATAAAGAAAGCAAGTCAAAGAGCATTGACCCAAGCCCGTACTTCTGTAGGAGCTCACAGAGAACCCATTAAATTTACAGACCGAGAATGGGAAGCCATTCAAGCCGGTGCTATAAGCCCGAGCAAACTGGAACAGATGATTCCTAAAGTTGATTCGGACAACCTGAAACAGTATGCTACACCGCGTGCTACAACTCAATTAAGCAACGCTAAGATTAGCAAGATTAATGCTATGAAGAATTCAGGTTACAGCACATCTGAAATAGCTGAAGCTCTTGGCGTTTCTTCATCAACTGTATCAAAATATTTGAAATGAAAGGAGTGAACTGAATGAAAAAATCTTGTATGTTAACAACATTTGACAATCCTTTTGATCCTTTCGAACAGTTTACTTCTTGGTTTCTGTTCGATACAGAAAAAGGTTACAATTCTTGTTCGTATTTAGCAAGAATAGCTCGTACTTCAGACCAATTTACCGAAGAAGAGAATGATAAAGAGGTTGAAAGAGCAATTGATGAAATAATTAAATATGATTTCAGAAATATTTATAAAAAAGTCACTAAAAAAGAAAAAACAGCTTAGTCTGAACTGTTATGTGACTCATTTAATAATTCAATGGCAACCTAAAATAAACTCGTAACATTTCATAAACATTCAACAAAAACATTTACAAACTTTTAAGGCATTTAAAAAGGCTTATAAAGGCTAATCCTAAAGCTGCTCAAGGCGAACCTCCTTTCATATTTCTTTTCTCCTTTCGGTGAATGATAAACGGATAGGTCTTTGTAAGTCTTTTTAAATGCCTTATTGTTTATTTAATGCAAACATTGAATGTTTTTTGGATTGTTTGAGCATTTTGGTTGTTGTTTTCGTTTCTGTTCTGCCGGACTTTGGTCTGTCAGAGTGGAAAAGGTATAGGGGGGTGTCGTAAAAATTGCACCCCCTCCCTCATCGCGACGGTCTTCAAAAATTCTCCGGGGGATATTTTGGGAAAAAGTCTTTTAATTTTACCTTGATAAAAGTTACTGAAAAGTATATACAAACCCTATTGATATTTACCGTTTCGCGATTGAAAGCTCATCATAACAATCGGAAAGGAGATAACAAGTATGGCTAAAGGTAAAGCCGTAAAACGCTCTGGTGAACAACAGATGATGCGACCGGCTTTGACACCCGAAGCCAGAGAAAATCAGTTGATATCCTTGGCGTCCGATTTGGCAGAGAAGCAGTTGCGAGAAGGTACAGCCTCATCGCAAGTTATAACACATTATCTAAAACTCGGTTCAACAAAAGAAAGAATTGAAAAAGAGATTTTGGAAAAGCAGAAAGAACTGATAGAGGCTAAAACCCAGAATTTACAATCAGCTAAGCGTATTGAAGAATTGTATAGCAATGCTTTGAATGCAATGAGAAATTATAGCGGACACGGAAGCGGTGATGACGATGAAGAAGATTATTAGGTCGTACGAAGAACTAATAACCATATCATCATTTGAAGACCGATTCGAATATCTCAAACTAAACGGAACGGTTGGTAAAGAAACATTTGGATTTACACGATATATAAATCAGAATTTTTATCATTCATCCGAATGGCTTAGTTTTAGAGATAAAGTTATTATTAGAGATAACGGTTGTGACTTGGGTGTTCTCGGATATGAAATAATCGGCTCAATAATAATACACCACATAAATCCTATCACTTATGACGATATAGTTAACATGAATGATTGTGTGTTTGATATGAATAATGTCATATCGACAAAATTGTCAACGCATAATGCTATACATTACGGTGATAGTAATTTATTAATTAAACCGCTTGTGGAAAGAAAGAAAAACGATACTTGCCCGTGGAGGCAAAGCTAATTCAAAAGGAGGAATTTCAAAATGGCAAAAAACAAAATTATAGACAATCCAGTTGAGGCTGTTGACGAAGTAATTAAGGAAGATGTTTTATTAACAGGTGTGGTAACCGATTGTTTTAGACTTAACATTAGAAAAGAACCCGATAAAGCTGCCGACGTAGTGACGGTTGTAGATATTTTAACTCAGCTTAAAATCAATGAGAAACAATCTACAGATAACTGGTACTATGTTATTGATGGTAATGGAAATTCGGGGTATTGTATGAAGCAATATGTATCAATTAAATGCTAAGGGGTGAATTCTATGGACAGCATACTTACGTCAATCAAAAAATTGTTGGGTATAGCTGAAGAGTATGATCACTTCGACCCCGATATTATAATGCATATTAACACGGTATTTTCGGTTCTGACTCAACTTGGGGCGGGACCGCCGAGCGGTTTTTCCATAACTGATAAAACGGCGGTATGGTCTGATTATGTAAAATCAGATTCGCGATTGGAAATGCTGAAATCGTATATGTATTTAAAAGTAAAATTATTGTTTGACCCGCCGCTTGGAACAGCGTCTATCGAAGCTATAAATCGACAGATAAACGAACTCGAATGGCGAATTAATGTGACTGTCGACCCTGATGAAAAGGAGGAAAATCAAAATGGATAATAATGAACTTATGCATCACGGTATTCTCGGAATGAAGTGGGGCGTTCGACGGTATCAAAACAAAGACGGTTCTTTAACACCTGCGGGTAAAAAAAGAGCAAAATCGGAAACGCCGCCTCACGAGGATTATACTAAAGCACACAGCAAAAAAAGTGTAAAAAATATGAGTGATGCGGAACTTCGTAACAGAGTTAATCGATATCAAATGGAACAACAATATAATAGGTTTTCTGAAAATAAAGTAACAAAAGGCAGAGAATATGTTAATAAGGCTATAAAAGCAGGTGCTACAGTGGCATCAGTAACCACAACCGCTATTACCATCTACAATAATTACAAAAAACTTAAAAACATAATCAATGGTTAGGCGGGTGATGAATTTTGGCTTTATCTAATACTGCCGTTCCAAAGTATTATGGAATGTTTAGGGATGCCGTAATCAGAGGTGAAATTCCAGTATGCAAAGAAGTGGAAATGCAAATGAACCGCATAGACGATTTAATTGCTAATCCCGGCATATACTACGATGACCAAGCTGTTGAGGGCTTTATAAATTTTTGTGAAGCAGAATTGACATTGACGGATGGCCGGGATTTAAAGTTACTGGACAGTTTTAAGTTATGGGCAGAAGACCTGTTTGGATGGTGGTATTTTGTAGATAAAAGTGTATACCAGCCAAATCCAGATGGACACGGAGGTCATTATGTAAAAAAACGCATTAAAAATAGGCTTATAAAGAAACAATATCTCATAGTCGCAAGAGGTGCGGCGAAATCTCAATACGAGTCGTATGTTCACAATTACTATTTGAATGTCGACACATCAACAACCCATCAGGTACATACCTCTCCTACTATGCGTCAGGCTGAGGAAGTGCTTGCTCCTATGCGGACTTCTATAACAAGAGCGAGAGGTCCTCTGTTTCAGTTTTTAACCGAGGGGTCGTTACAAAATACTACCGGTTCAAAAGCTAATCGTGTTAAATTAGCCGCTACTAAAAAGGGCGTTGAAAATTTTTTGACGGGTTCACTTTGCGAAATTCGTCCAATGTCAATAGATAAGCTTCAGGGATTAAACAGTAAAATTAATACTGTTGATGAATGGTTATCAGGTGATGTTAGAGAAGACGTTATAGGCGCTCTTGAACAAGGTGCGTCAAAAAATGATGATTATGTGATTATTGCAGTTAGCTCCGAAGGTACTGTTAGAAACGGTCCGGGCGATACAATCAAAATGGAATTAATGGACATACTTAAAGGCGAGTATATCAATCCTCACGTGTCTATTTGGTGGTATAAACTTGATTCCGTTGATGAAGTTGGTAATCCTGAAATGTGGTTAAAAGCTAATCCTAATCTTGGAAAAACCGTTAGTTATGAAACATATCAGCTTGATGTTGAAAGAGCGGAAAAAGCTCCGGCTGCAAGGAATGATATTTTAGCCAAAAGATTTGGATTGCCGATGGAAGGTTATACATATTTCTTTACATACGAAGAAACACTTCCGCATAAAAAAAGAGAATATTGGCAGATGCCTTGTTCATTGGGTGCAGATTTATCTCAAGGAGATGATTTCTGCGCCTTTACTTTTTTATTTCCGTTATCAAATGGTTTATTTGGAATTAAAACTCGAAATTATATTTCAAAGTTGACACTTGATAAACTTCCTCTGGCTATGCGTAATAAATATGAAGACTTTATGAATGAGGGTAGCCTTATAGTTCTTGAAGGTACGGTTCTTGATATGATGGAAGTTTATGAAGACTTGGATAATCATATAACAGAACGCGATTATGACGTCAGATGTTTTGGGTTCGACCCATATAACGCAAAAGAATTTGTTAATCGCTGGGAGAGTGAGAACGGACCGTTCGGACTCGAAACAGTCGTACAAGGGATAAAGACAGAAACGGTTCCTCTGGGTGAATTGAAAAAGTTATCCGAGGAAGGAATGCTTTTATTCGATGAAGAGCTTATGACATTTGCTATGGGTAATTGTATTGTAATGGAAGATACAAACGGAAACAGAAAACTTTTAAAAAAACGCCGCGATGCAAAAATCGATGCTGTTGCGGCAATGATGGATGCTTATGAAGCGTATAAGAGAAATAAAGACGCATTCGAGTAAGGAGGTGAGAAACGAAAATGGAAAATTCTATTCGTTCCAGAATAAAGCATGCTTGGAATGCATTCCGCGATAATAATTCATTTAGGTATTATCAGCAAACCGGAAACGGTTCATCTTATAGACCCGACAGAGTTAGAATGACTCGAGGAAATTCGCAGTCCATTGTCACACCAATTTATAATCGCATTGCACTGGATGTATCTTCGGTGGACATTCAGCATGTTAAGTTGGATGATGATGGACGTTTTTTATCAGTAATCAACTCTCTCCTAAATAATTGCTTAACGCTCGAAGCGAATATTGACCAAACAGCAAGAGCTTTTATTCAGGATGTTGTAATGTCGATGTTCGACGAAGGAAGTGTAGCCATCGTGCCAACCGACACAGATGATAACCCCGAGTTCACAAGCTCTTATGGTATTGAAAAAATTCGAACCGGCAAAATTGTGGAATGGTATCCGCAACACGTTAGAGTTCAGGTCTATAACGAAATAGTCGGCAGAAGAACGGAAATTGTATTACCTAAAAGTATGGTTGCAATTATTGAAAATCCTTTGTATGCCGTAATAAATGAGCCTAATTCCACAATGCAGCGTTTAATTCGAAAACTTAATCTGTTAGATGTAGTTGACGAACAAAGCAGCAGCGGGAAGCTTGACCTTATTATACAGTTACCTTATGTTATAAAGACCGAAGCGAGACGCGTACAAGCGGAAAACAGGCGAAAAGATATAGAAAATCAATTATCCGGCAGTAAATACGGTATTGCATATACCGATGGTACTGAAAGAATTACGCAGTTAAATCGTTCGGTAGAAAACAATCTAATGACTCAGATTGAATATTTAACGAGAATGCTATACAGCCAGTTAGGAATCACTCAAAGTATATTAGATGGTACTGCCGATGATAAAGTAATGCTGAATTATCATAGCCGTACGATTGAGCCTATCTTGTCTGCGATAGTGGTTGAAATGAAACGCAAGTTTCTCACTAAGACTGCACGAACACAACATCAATCTATAGAGTTTTATAGAGATCCGTTTAAACTTGTTCCGGTTAACGACCTCGCCGAAATCACAGATAAATTTACTCGTAACGAAATAATGTCTTCGAATGAAGTAAGACAGAAAATCGGTATGAAACCGTCTGATGATTCGGGTGCTGATGAGTTAAGAAACAAGAATCTGAGTAAACCGAATGAAGACAATAACTCTTTAGCGGATATAGGTAATTTGGAAAAAATCAAACAACAAATAAAGGAGGAAAATCAAAATGGATCCAAAGTATGATTTTAGTGGCTGGGCCACGAGAAATGATATGCTCTGCGCTGATGGCAGAACAATCCGAAAAAATGCCTTTAAAGGCAATGATGGAACGGAAGTTCCTTTGGTATGGGACCATAATCATTCCGGCCCCGAAAATGTATTGGGACACGCCTTGCTTGAAAATCGTGATGAAGGTGTGTACGCATATTGTGTTTTTAATGATACAGAGAAAGGTAAAACGGCCAAGTCTCTTGTGCAACACGGAGATGTCAGATCGTTGTCTATATGGGCAAATGGTCTTATGGAGGTAGGCAAAGATGTTATTCATGGCTGTATCAGAGAATTAAGTCTCGTGCTTTCAGGCGCTAATCCGGGGGCATTTATCACCGAAATATTAGCTCACGGAGATGGAGAAGATCCGGGGCTCATTCTTGGGTATGATGAAAATATTATGATTTATCATTCAGCCGATACGAACAACGATACTCCGGCTCCGAAGGATGATAAAAAAGACAACGATAAGTCTAAATCCGAGGATGACGGGACCGGAGAAGAAACAGTTGAACAGATAGTTAATACAATGAATGATAAACAGCAAAAAATGCTTTATGGCTTGATTGGACAAGCGTATGAAGATGGAAAATCAGAAGGTAAAAAAGAAGCCTCTGATGATAAAACAAAAAATAATGAACCTAATAAGGAGGACAAATCAATGAAACATAATTTATTCGATAAGGATAGTCAGAAGAATGACAAGAATACTCTTAGTCACTCTGCCGTTGCTGAGATTATTGGTGATGGCAAGCGTTATGGAAGTCTTAAGGAAAGCTTCCTTGCACATACGGCAGAATACGGTGTGGATCAGGTTGATATGCTCTTCCCCGAATATCAGTCTGTAAATGGCGAAACACCGCAGTTTATTAAAAGACAGCCTGACGGTTGGGTAGACACAGTTATGAATGGAGTGCATCATACACCGTTCAGCCGTATCAAGATGGTCTTTGCTGATTTGCGTGAAGACGAGGCAAGAGCTAAAGGTTATATGAAAGGTAAACTTAAGAAAGAAGAAGTGTTCGGGCTTCTTAAGAGAACCGTTGACCCGACAACCGTTTATAAGAAGCAGAAAATGGATCGTGACGATGTTATCGACATTACCGGTCTGGACGTTATCGCTTGGCTTAAGGGTGAAATGAGAATGATGCTTGATGAGGAAATTGCTCGTGCAATACTCTTTGGTGATGGTCGTTCGACTCTTTCTGAGGATAAAATTTCTGAAACAAACATTATTCCTATCGTTGCGGATGCGGAACTTTATACTATTAAAAAAGTAGTTACTCCCGAAGCTAACGAGAAACTTGGTCATGCACTGATTACATCAGCAGTTAAAGCTCAGGATGATTACGAGGGTTCGGGTAATACAACTTTGTATGCGGCATCCTCTACCATCACCGATATGCTTCTTCTTGAAGATGCTGACGGTCATCGTATGTATAAGGATATGAATGAACTTGCACTTGCAATGAATGTAAACAGAATTGTAAGAGTTCCCGCAAGCATTATTCCTACAGGTATTTACGGCGTTATTGTTGATCTTAATGACTATAATGTTGGTGCTGATAAAGGCGGTGCCGTTAATATGTTTGACGATTTCGATATCGATTACAACCAGATGAAATACCTTATCGAAACACGTTGTTCAGGCGCATTGACGAAGCCTTATTCAGCAATCGTACTTAAATCTGAGTAATTAAATAAAAAGGAGGATATCTCAAATGAATAGAATTTATGACGATGCAAAAGACAAAAATGTAGCGGCAGTCATCATCTATGCTAAAGGTTCTGACGGAAAAGCGTGGAAAGATGCCGATGGCACAGACCAGTTTAAAACGAGCGAACTTCAGGATGCGTTTTATAAACGTGCTTTGATTCATTACGGTACGGATACATACTATGTTCCCACCGGTTTTGCAATCGCAAGCAAGATTGGCAAAATTTCATTCGCTGTATCTACAGGCAGCGGAGATTCGGCTAAAACTGAGATTAAAACGTTGGCGGCTGTTGCTGACTAATTTCGGAGGAATTTCAAAATGGCTAAATTTTATGGGATAATCGGCTACTCCGAAACCAAGGAAGTGAGTCCGGGTGTTTGGGAAGAAGATATTACAGAACGAGAGTATTATGGCGATTTGCTTAGAAATACTAATAAGTTTCAGTCTTCAGAACGATTGAATGACAACATAAACATATCAAATGAAGTCAGCATAGTAGCCGACCCATATGCCAGAGATAATTTTCATTTGATGCGTTATGTGAGCTTTGATGGCTCAGATGCTAAATGGAAAGTGATATCTGTTGAAGTTCAGTACCCGAGACTAATTTTAACCGTTGGGGGTGTTTATAATGAACAAACGACTTGAACTACATGGGGTTCTTTGTGATATTTTAGGAAGCCGTAATGTTTATTATCAGCCTCCCGAAACGGTTAAGATGAAATACCCCGCAATTGTGTATTCGAGAAATAACATTGATAACAAACACGGGGACAATCTACCATATATACAAAATTACGCATACATGGTAACGTTAATTGACAAAAATCCTGATAGTGAATTTGTTGATAAACTTGCTGTATTGCCAACGTGCAGGTTTATACGAAATTATCAGGTAGACAACCTAAATCATGATGTATTTTTATTATATTTTTAAAGGAGGATATCTCAAATGAGTAAACTTGTATGGGACAAAACCGGTGAACGCCTCTATGAGACCGGTGTTGAAAAAGGCGTGTTGTATCCTTTTAAGGAGGGTGCTTATTCTGGCGGCGTTGTTTGGAACGGTTTGACATCTGTGTCTGAAAGTCCATCAGGCGGAGAGCCTACTGCTTTGTATGCAGATAATATTAAATATCTCGAACTTATGTCGACTGAGGAATTCGGCGCAACTATCGAAGCTTATATGTATCCGGATGAATTTATGCCTTGCGATGGTTCTGCGGAAATTTCTAAAGGCGTTGTAATCGGACAGCAGAAACGTTCTACATTTGGACTGTCTTATGTTACAAAGATTGGTAATGATACAGATGGTTCTGATTACGGATATAAAATTCACCTTATTTACGGCGCAAAAGCTAAGCCGTCTGAAAAAGGTTATGAAACCATTAATGATTCTCCCGATGCTATTACGCTCTCTTGGGAAATCTCAACCACGCCGGTTGAAGTTAGTGCTAAGGGATTTAAACCTACTGCTTCGGTGACAATTGACAGTACAAAAGTTAAGGCTGATGAACTTGCTGCTCTTGAAGCAATTTTGTACGGTACGGATGCGGGACCGTCAGGAACTCCCGCTGCTACAGAGCCGAGACTTCCGCTTCCCGATGAGCTGGCGACAATTTTCAAGTCGCAGGCTAATGGTTAATAATTAAAACAATGGCGAGGGTGTAGCTTAAAAGCCGCATCTTCGCCTTTTATTCTGAAAGGAGAAATTTATTATGTTAAAGAAAACAATTGAGTATAACGATTGTAACGGTGTTGAAAGAAAAGAAGACTTTTATTTTAATCTTACAGAAGCTGAACTTACTGAAATGGAGTACAGCACTACCGGCGGATTTTCTGAAATGGTTAAGAAGATTATCGCCGCACAGGATACTCCAACAATTATAAGAGTGTTCAAGGATTTGCTTTTGAAAACATACGGTGAGAAAAGCCCGGATGGAAAGAGATTTATTAAGTCTGAGGAACTCTCTACGGCTTTTTCACAGACAGAAGCATACTCAAAACTGTTTATGGAATTGGCAACTGATCCAGATAAAGCCGCTGAATTTGTTAACGGCGTTATTCCCAAAAGCGTAAGTCAGCAGAAGACTATGCCTGCGGCAGCTAATAAATAAAAAAATAAGAGGTGAACGAGAATGCTTCATATAACTATACCTGCTATTGAACAGTGGGATGAAATTAACGAACAATTCATAAACACAAAAGAGCAGAAACTTTCATTGGAGCATTCTCTTGTTTCACTTTCAAAATGGGAATCGAAATGGTGTAAACCGTTCTTCTCCAAACAAGAAAAAACACAAGAACAAATAATCGATTATGTCCGGTGTATGACCATAACACAAAATGTCAACCCGGAAATTTATAAATATCTTTCAAGAGATAATTTAAAACAAATCAACGATTATATAGATGCTCCTATGACCGCAACTTGGTTTAGTGAGGATAAAAATAAAACAGGAAATAACAAGCAGATAACCAGTGAAATTATTTATTACTGGATGATTGCTTTTAATATACCGTTCGAATGTCAAAAGTGGCATTTGAATAAATTGATGACATTAATCCGAGTATGTGATATTAAAAACCAACCGCCTAAAAAGCGAAGTCAAAAGGAAATAATGAGTCGAAATGCGGCTCTTAATGCAGCTCGGAGAAAACGATTAAATTCGAAAGGGTGATTTTATGAGAAAAGTTAACCAGATAGCGTATAATCGCTCAAATCGTACCGGCGAAAAAATTAAATATATAGTTATTCATGATACAGGGAATTCTTCCGCAGGTGCAAATGCTATCGCACATTTTAATTATTTTAACGGTGGCGACCGCTCATCGTCGGCAGACTTTTTTGTCGATGATACACAGGTTTTGTGCGTAAATGACTACTATAAGTTTTATACGTGGCATTGCGGCGACGGAAAAGGAAAATATGGTATATCGAACCGTAATTCCATAGGAATTGAAATTTGTATTAATTCCGACGGAAACAGAGAAAAAGCCATAGAAAACGCAATATCCATTACGAAAGAATTAATGAAAGAATTAAATATTCCCATCGAGCGTGTAGTTCGACATTATGATGCAAGTCGTAAAAATTGCCCGGCTACTATGAGTAAGAACGGGTGGGCTGAATGGTATGAATTTAAAAATAAACTGCAAAACAAGGAGGAATTAACCATGACACAATATGAGGAATTGAAAACTATGATTGGTAATCTTACCGGCGAAGTTGCCAAACTTAAAAATCCAATGATTTACAATTACATAGACAATAATATGCCTGATTGGGCTCGTCCGACGATAGACAAGCTTTATAATAAAGGCTTTTTAAAAGGCGACGAGAACGGATGCTTGAATCTTGATATAAGTATGTTGCGCATTCTTGTTATACTCGATAGAAGCGGCACATTCGATAAATAACTTATAAGGAGAAATCAAAATGATAAGTTTCAGACAAAAGGGTGACTTTTCAAAGTTGACAAGATACTTTGAACGGGTTAAAGAGGCTGTAAAACTCGGAAGTCTCGATAAATATGGTCGCGAAGGTGTAGCCGCCCTTATGTCTGCTACGCCTGTGGATTCGGGAAAAACTGCAAGTTCGTGGTATTACGAAATAGACCATTCGCGGGGTTCTGCATCCATTAATTTTTATAATTCAAATGTTAATAAAGGCGTGCTGATTGCTATAATCTTGCAGTACGGACACGGAACAAGAAACGGCGGTTGGGTTCAAGGGCGAGATTATATTAATCCTGCAATGCAGCCGCTTTTCGATAAATTTGCAGAAGATGCGTGGAGGGAGGTTACAAGTGCATGAGTAAAACAGTTGACGAAAGAGTTGTCGAAATGCGATTTGACAACAAACAGTTTGAAGCAAATGTTAAGACAAGTATGTCGACTCTTGATAAACTAAAGAGCAGTTTAAAGCTTGGCGATGCTTCCAAAGGTCTTGAAAATATTGATAAAGCATCTAAGAATATATCCTTTGATACGATTGCATCCGGCGTAGAAGCTCTCCAAAAGCGTTTTTCCACGTTTGGAATAGTTGGAATGAGAGTTATTCAAAATATAACCGACTCCATGATGGGGCTTGCGAGTAAGACGACCAGCTTTTTAACAGACGGCATCATTCAAGGCGGTAAAAATAGAGCTATGAACCTTGAAAACGCTCACTTTCAGCTTCAGGGATTGTTAAAAGACGAGGAAGCTGTCGCCGCTGTAATGAAAAATGTAAGCGATTCTGTTGACGGAACTGCATATAGTTTGGATTCAGCGGCTAAAGTTGCATCACAGCTTGCCGCATCCGGTATGCGTGCAGGAGATCAAATGTTTTCATCATTGCGTGCAGTAGCGGGCGTTGCTGCAATGACCAATAGTGAATATGATGAAATTGGCAGGATTTTTACAAAAGTAGCAGGTCAAGGTCGTTTAATGGGTGACGATTTATTATCACTTTCATCGAGAGGTATGAATGCTGCCGCTACACTCGGAACATACTTACATAAATCAGAAGCCGAAGTACGAGAAATGGTAAGCAAGGGCAAACTCGACTTTCAAACCTTTGCTGCCGCTATGGATGACGCATTCGGTGAACATGCAAAAAAAGCAAATGAAACATTTACGGGTGCATTATCAAACATTAGAGCGGCTTTAGCCAGAATTGGTGCTTTGTTTATTTCACCTTTAGTGGAACAGAACGGAGCGTTGGTGCGGCTATTCAATGCTTTGAGAGAACGAATTAATGATGTTAAAAATAGCATTGGTCCATTTGCGGATATGGTTACCAATTCTGTGGTAAAGATTGCCAATGTTTTAACGGAAAAAATACGCAACTTCGATCTCGCCGATTATACAACTTCATTTTATAATGTTGTGGAAACATTGAAAAACATATTTTCCGGAATATATAGTTATGTAAAACCGGTAGGACAAGCTTTTAAAGAAGTGTTTTTAACATTTAATTCCGACGATATAGCTAATTTTAGTGAAAAAATTAAAAACCTTACTGATAAATTTAAGTTAAGTGAAGATAAAGCAAAAAAACTAAAATCCACTTTCAAAGGACTCTTTTCTATATTGGATATAGGTGTGTCGATTATCAAAAATGTTGTTTCCGGCTTTGGGCAAATTTTAAGTAAACTTTCCGGATTGGGAAGCGGATTCTTGAATATAAGCGGTTCTTTAGGGGACTGGATTAGTAAATTAAGAGATTCAATAAAAGAAAATAATATTTTTGAAAAAGCAATTAACGGCGTTGTCAAGGTTATTACTACGGCTATCGAAAAAATAAAAGAGTTCAAACAATATCTTAGTGAGAAGTTGAATTTATTTAGCTTTGATAGTCTTACTACTGTTTTAAAAGGTATATGGAATTTGATTACCGGAATTGGTAAAGCTGTTGTTCAGCTCGCATCCACATTTGGTCGTGCTTTAGGTAATGCTTTTAAAAATGGTAATATAAATTCACTACTTGATATTTTAAACGGTGGTTTATTTGCTTCTATTTTATTGGGCATTAAAAAATATATAAGTGGTATTACCGAAAAATTCGATAGCACAGTGACTTTCATTGATCGTATAAAAAAGATTCTCGGCTCTGTTGAAGATGCATTGAAAAGTTTTCAAGATAATTTAAAGGCGGGAACACTTATAAAAATAGCAACAGCTATCGGTATTCTTGCCGCATCACTTCTGGTTATATCGTCAATAGATCCGAATAGACTTACGTCTTCACTGGGCGCTATTACTGTTTTATTTGGAGAATTGGTCGGCGCTATGGCACTATTTAATAAAATAGTTTCAAAAGGTAACAGTTCTATAAAAGCTTCTGCATCAATGGTTGGAATGGCTTTTTCAGTTTTAATTCTTGCAAAAGCGTTAAAACAAATAGCCGACCTTGAGTGGAGTGGAATCGCAAAGGGACTTGTAGGAGTTTTGGGTTTGATGACCATAGTTGTTTCTGCCGCAAAAATTATGTCTACGAATACTGGAAAAATCAAAGGCGGAGCTACACAAATGGTTATAATGGCTGCCGCATTGAAAATATTAGCTTCGGTTTGTAGAGATTTATCAACATTGAAATGGTCAGAATTGGGTAAAGGAGTTACTGGTATCGGGGCAATACTTCTTGAATTTGCAGGATTTCAAGCTTTGATGAAAAAGATAGATCCCAAAAAAATGCTTAGTTCTGCAACATCCCTTATTTTAATTGCTTCCGCAATGGAAATATTTGCAGATGTATGCTCTAAGTTCGGGCAAATGCAATGGGGTGATTTAGGAAAAGCCGGAGCCGCTATAGCTGGGATATTGGTTCTTTCAGCTGGTTTTGAGGTACTTGCCGGAAAGGGAAGCAAAATGCTTCAAAGTTCTACGGCACTTGTGGTCATAGGAGCGGCAATGGAAATATTCGCTGACGTATGTTCTAAGTTCGGGCAAACGGAATGGGGACAACTTGGCAAAGCAGGCGCGGCTATTACCGGATTGTTAACATTAGCTTCCGGATTTATGTTACTATCCGGGTTATCAAAAGGAATACTTCGCTCAGCAGTGAGTCTTACAATTATTGCTTCCGCAATGGAAATATTTGCAGATGTATGCTCTAAGTTCGGGCAAATGCAATGGGAAGAACTCGGTAAAGCGGGTGCTGCTATTGCTGGGATTCTTGCTTTGGTAACAGGATTCTCTTTATTGGCAGGACTTGCCGGAAGTATGTTGGCGAGTTCGGCAGCTCTACTTATCATGGCGACAGCTTTGGCTATTATAACTCCCGTGCTTACCACATTAGGCGGTATGACTTGGGAGGGAATCGCAAAGGGTCTTGTTGCTATAGCAGGTGCATTTGCGGTTATAGGCGTTGCCGGTGCATTATTAGGACCGCTCGTACCTGTTATCTTGGGTCTTAGCGCGGCTATAGCTTTATTTGGAGTGGGATGTTTAGCTGTTGGAGCAGGCGTTTTGGCTTTATCGGCGGCCTTTACTGCGTTAGCAACTGCTGGTGCGGCTGGTGCTACAGCTTTTGTTGCAGCCTTAACTATTATTACGGTTGGTATATTACAGTTAATTCCTTCTATTGTGAACGAACTAACAGCCGCCGTAGTAGCTATATGTGATGTTATAATTCAAAGTGCTCCGTCTATCGGGGAAGCAATAAAGGCACTGGTTTTAACCGCTATTGACGTTCTTGTTGAGTGCATACCTGCATTAGCAGATGGGGCTTTACAAATTTTAATTGGCGTTATGCAAGCTTTGGTACAATATACACCTCAAATTGTAGATCTTTTTATGCAGTTTTTAACAACATTATTAGATTCTGTAGCCGCAAGAATACCAGAATTGTTAGATTCGTTAGCAAATCTTGTCTTAACTTTAATAAATGGGTTAGCTTCTCACGTTGGCGAATTTATTGAAGCGGGTGTAAACTTATTTGGCTCAATAATTAAAGGAATCGCAGACGCACTTGGACCAATTGTCGAAAAAGTTATTACCCCGATTTTAGGAGTCGTAAAAGATTTAATAATTGCAATTGCGCCTGAGTTACAAGGGATTGCTGAAGCAATATCCTCGGCGATAACTTCAATTTGCGAAGCTGTAACAGCGATAATTGGTCAAATCGCCCCGATTATAAATACCATTGCTCAGCTCATACAACAGCTCGGTAATACAATATCGCAAATTCTCCAATCAATAGTAAACGTTATAACGGCTGCTGGAAACACAATTTCACAAGTGTTATTATACATATCTAATGCGATTAGCACTGTGTTTTCAGGAATAGTAAATGTTATAACGGCTGCCGGAAGTGCGATTTCACAGGTATTAGAGTCAATAGCAAACGTGTTTGATTCGGTATTCAATGGTATATCAAACGTTGTTACATCGGTTGGAGATGCAATTAAAAACGTTCTTGACGGCATATCAAATGTCATATCATCCGTTGGCGAGGCGGCACTCAATGCCGGAACGGGATTTGAGAAACTTGCGGGTGGAATAAAAATAATCACCGAATTAAGTTTAGCCGATATGGCGGCAAGTTTAGCTGCTGTTGCCGTAGGTATAGGGAAAATCTCTGATAAATCCGATGGTCTTGATAAAGCTGGAAACGGTATGAAACAAATTGCAGATGGAACAAATTTATCAGCTTCGGCTTTTAATATTATGGCATTGGGAATAACGGTTGTTTTATCATCGTTATTGTCTATTGGAACCGTGGCGGCAAGTTCAATGTCTACAATTACATCATCGGTGACATCATCAGCTGTTAGTTTTACAATCTTGAGTACCGCGGCGGCTACTGCGGCATCAAACATGAGCATTTCATTTGCTACTATAGGAACATCTATTAGCACATCATTAGTCGGAGCAATAAATAACGCGAGAGGACAAGTGACAGCGTCTGTGACATCAATGATGACAGTATGCATTGGTCTTTTGCGCAGCAATATTGCCCAGTTTAACAGTGCAGGTATACTCTTAATGACGAGTTTTGTAAACGGGTTAAAAAGCATGTCATCTAATGTGTTATCTGTAGTTAGATTGACACTGTCATCAGCTGCATCAAGTATAAGAGGATATTACAATTCATTTTATAATGCTGGTTCTTATGTGGCTTCCGGTTTAGCAGCCGGTATTAGAGCCGGTACTTCAAATGCAGTTGCTGCTGCACGGTCAATGGCAAGCCAAGTGACAGCTGCCGCAAAAACAAATCTTAACATCAATTCGCCTTCAAAAGTATTTATGAGTATAGGTAAATCCGTAGGCGAGGGATTTGAAAAAGGTATATCCGATAAATCTCAGACATCAAGGGTTATTAGCTCAACTGTCGGTTTGACAGGAAAAGTTATTTCATCGGCTTGTGATACTCTCGGTATTAATTCTCCCTCCCGTGCATTTATGGCTATTGGAAGATATATCGGTGAAGGTCTTGCTCAAGGTATTCGCGATTCCGCTTGGCAGGCTGTATATTGGACCGAAGATACAGCTCAAAAAGTCATAGCGGTAGCAAGCAAAACGTTTGAAGATGTTGAAAAATGTGTGGAAGATGCTAAGGCGTTTGATGAATTGAGTCTTGCTGAAGAACTTGAAATCTGGGAAGCTGTTATTGAAAAATACGGCGAAGGCACCGAAGAAAGAACAGAAGCCGAAAAGAAAGCTTATTCGGTATATAAGGAACTTCAGAAAGAGAATTACGAAAATTCCAAGAACTGGATTGATGCCGAAAAAGAATACAATCGCCTTAGTCTACAAGAAGAGCTTGAAGCTTGGCAACGTGTTCAAGCACGCTATGTAGAGGGTACAGATGAACGCAAAGAAGCCGATAAGCAGGTCTACAAACTCAAACACGAGTTAATTGATGATTCTATTGAGGCTTTGGAACAGGAAATAGCAAATCAAGATGCCTTAATAGCCGGTCTCGAAGAAGGGACGGTTGCTTATGCCAATGCTGTCAAAGAACGCTCATATCTTAATGACAAATTATTATCAGCAAAATACGATAATTCTATGAACTGGATTGATCGTCAGGATACATACAATTTATGGGACGGACTTGCTGATAAATTGGCGGCTTATACAAGAGTTTTAAAACGGCATAAAAAAGGCACAGAGGAATACGAAAAAGCAGCCAAGGAAATTTACAATATCGAGAAAGAGATTTATGAAGCTCGTGAATCTTACAATGAAGATGTTGAGAAAATTCAAAATGAAGCTGCGGAAAAGCGTATAGAGCTTGAAGAGGAAAAGGCTGATAAGATTAAAGAAATCAACGAGAAACTACAGTCGGCTATTCAGGCTGCTGATGAAAAATACACCAGCAAATTAGAATCACGCACAAAGTCCCTATACGATGCATATGGTTTGTTTGATGAGGTTAAAGAAAAAGAAACTGTAAACAGTGCTACTTTAATTAAAAACCTCCAAGATCAAGTTGATGAATTCAAAGATTGGCAAAAGACTTTAGATTCATTATCGGCAAGGGGCTTGAATGAGTCATTAGTTGAGGAACTTTCTGAAATGGGTCCCTCGGCTATTGCGGAAATAAAAGCATTAAGTTCGATGTCGGATTCACAGTTACAACAATATGCTACACTTTGGAGCACGAAGCATAAGCAGGCAAAGAACAAGGCTGTTGAGGAATTGGAAGATTTGCGTATAGAGACAAATACCGAAATTCGCAATCTTAAAATTCAGGCAAATAAAGATCTTGATGAGTATTGTAATCTTTGGAATGAGAAAATGAAAACCTTAAATGAAGATACAAGTGAACAACTTGATAAACTGAGGAAAGAGTTTAACAAAAAAGTAGGACTCATTAAGAGTAATACCGAAGCGGAAATCAAAAAAATGTCAGAAACCGCTCAATCTATAATGCGGGAAGCAGGCTGGGATGAAACAGGTCAGGCGATAGTTGCAGGTATGAGCAATGGTGTCGGCACGGGTAAAACGTTCATTGATAAAATGAAAGAAGTTGCCATCAATGCCGTTAATGCGGTCAATGA